ATGTTGTTCAAGCTTGAGCAGCAGTTGTTCTACGGCACCGGCACCGGCGGCGATGCTGCTGGCTTCAGCGGCTTCCTCAACAGCACCTACCTCGACGCGCTGGCCGATGGCATGGTTGTCGATGCTGGTGGCACAACCGCCGCAACGGCCTCCAGTGTCTACGGCATCCGCCTGAGCACCGACGACGTTGCCATGGTGACGAAAGACACCATCGACTTCGGCGAGACGACCATTCAGCGAGTGGCCGGCTCCACCGGCTTCTACCCTGCCTACTGGACCCCGGCGAGCGTTTGGGTGGGCTTGCAGATGGGTGGCGCGTACAGCGTCGGCCGCATCGCAAACCTCACCGCAGACAGCGGCAAGGGGCTTACCGACGACCTTATCAGCGAGATGCTCAACGAGTTTCCCGCCAACATGGGGCCGTCGATTCTGGTGATGAATCGGCGCTCGCTGCGACAGCTGCAGCAGTCCCGCACCGCCACCAACTCAACCGGCGCACCGGCCCCGTTTCCGACGGAAGCCTTTGGTGTGCCTATCATTGTCACAGATGCTCTCCTGAGCACTGAGGCGTTGGAGACCTGACGTGCCATCACCGATGGAGTTGGCATTGTCTGCTGGATTATCTCTCGCGAGGGTCGTGGCTGGTTCGCCAGTCACAATCACGCGAGGGGCATCCACAATCACGGCAACCGCCGTGCAAGGACAATCGCAGAAAGTCACCATCGGCGAAGACACAGAGACGACCGTGGACGCTGTCGACTGGCTAATTTCAGCGGCAGCGTACACACACGGCACACCAGCGATCGGCGACATCATCGTCCGCAAAGTGAACTCGACAACGTACACCTACACCGTCGAGGCGTTATTGGTTGGGCAGAGCTGCTGGGACTGGAGCGACACAAGCAAAACGCAATACCGCATTCACACACGCAAGGATGGCGCATCGGCGTTTGATTTTGTAGTGTTGAATGAATTTGATCTGCAGGGCAACGAGGTGCGATACTGATGGCCACAATTCAATTGAAGGGCATTAAGGAATTGCAAATCACTCTCGATGATTTGCGTGAGTTTGGCGATAACACATTGGCGACTGCAATTGTCCGCGCTGGACTGCAGGCCGTTGCAAAACAAATGCGAGCAGACATCGACTCGCGAGTAAAAGGCGTGCGGCAGGAGGTTGGATATCGGTTTGTGAGGCAAAAATCAAAAGGCGTGCGAGTTGGTAAAGTTGGCGTTGGTGTCGGCAAACGACGGGCACACAACGCCGAACGCCGCGGCCGATCAGGCATCGGCATTACCTCGGGCAATTGGCACTGGTGGGTGTTGGGCTCATTTAAGGGCGAGCGATTTGCAAGGCGGCGGCGTGGCGGAGGCAGGATTGCAGGCGTGAAGCCACAATCCCGCGGCGTCATGCCAGCACAGCAACCGAACTTCGCCAGCAACGCAGCAATCAAGGCAAAGCCGGCGGTATTGGCGGCAATGCAACGTGTTGGCCGCAAAGCCATCGACAGTTTCTCTTCACAACACAAGTAAGGATTCGGCCATGGCCAAACTCAAAGTCAAAGGCACCATCATCAAGCAGACCATTGCGTCTGTTCTCACCGCAGTCGCGCAGATCACCGAATTCAATCACGATGGCGCAGAGTCGGAGACCTACGACGCCACCACGATTGACACAAGCGGCGCCGGCAAGGAATACTCGCAGACCGGGTACAGCGAGGGTGGCAATTTTAATTTCTCAATTTTTTACGATGTTGATTTGGCTGGGCATCAGGCAATTACAGACCTGATTACCACCCCGGCTGATTGTGTGTGGTCAATCACGTTCACCGATGCAACGCCGGCCACCTCCTCATTTACCTCCGCAGGCGTGGGCTTTTCATTTACCGGCGCCATGAATGACGGACTCAAGGCGGATGTCGCACTGAAACTCACTGGCCTCATGGGTTACACCACATGAAGATCCGGCTGATTCGTGACGATTTGAACGCTCCTCCTGGCACCGTACAGGAGGGCGTTGTTTCAAAAAACGGCGTCCTTTGGTGGATCAAAGGCACCGTCATTGAGGTACCAAAGCGTGCTGCACAGTTGCTCGTCGGCAATGGCGACGCTGAGCCGGCAGACGGCGAAGCGGAGGTGGCGTGCGATGGGTGGCGGAACTGCCGCGCAGACGTGCTGGTGAGCCGCGAAATGTTGGCAAGAGGCATTGAACCACAGGACCGGGAAAGATTCCGCGCTGGTGAATTGGCTGGATACAATCCAGACGGCAGCGAAATCCCCGGACCAAATTGGAGGCAGGCAGATGACCAGAACAGCGATCAGTAGAGCAGCGTTTTTGCAGGGCATCAATGAGCGACCGAAGGAAGACGTTCCGTTGCCTGAATTGGGCGAGGGGCTTGTGATTGTCGTCGTTGGTATGACCGCAAAGGAGCGCACAGCGTTTGAGCGTCAATTTGCCACCAAAGACGGCAAAACCATAGACGCACGGATGAATGAGTTTCGTGAGCGGCTTGTGGTGGCCTGTTGCCGCAATGATGACGGATCACCGCTATTTCAGCCGGAAGACGTGACCGCACTGGGGAGCAAGCGGGCAGACGTTCTGGAGCGTATTGTGAACGCCTGCCAAAGACTCTCGGGATTCAGCAAGGAAGACATTGAAGCCACAGTGGGAAACTAAAACAGGACGACGAGCGGCGGTTGGCGTGGCGTGCCGCGCTGGCTGCTGGCTATTCGTCCGCGGATCTGTTTTTGGATTCAATGACGTATCAGGGATGGATCGAACTGCAAGCAGTGGATTGCATCGAGCCAATTGGAGTGCGAGGAATTGAGATCATTCTTGCACGGATCGGCGAGTTGCTTTCTGCGTTTTGTGGCGGGGAAATGAAGGCTCACGACTTCGCCCCGTGGCTAAAACAGCCGGAGCCGAAGCCAATGACCACGGCACAATCACGCGAGGCACTGGAAGCACACCTTAAAACGCTCGTTGGAGTCCGCTGATGGCCGCCATGGGTTCATTGGTCGCAAACGTCGTCGCCAATACGCGGCAATTCGACACCGCCATTGCACGCAGTCAGCAGGCACTGCAGCAGTTTGGCCGTGGGGCACAAAAGGCAGCGGAAGCAGCGCACGCAATTGATTCGCTGAGCATGTCTGGCAACTTGCAAACTGAACTGGTTACTGTCACGAAGCAAATGGGTGACCTGCAGGCTGTAACAGCAGTGGCGGCACAGCAGGCCGCAAGATTTGAGCACGCAGCGCACCTAGTCGCTGCTGGAACGTCTACGGCAGCCACAGGTGTGACCACATTCGTTGCATCGACTGGTATGATCAATGCCGCGGCTGTTTCTGCATCGCATGGTATGCACACGGTTTTGATCGGCGCCATCGCAGTTCGGCGAACACTGGAAAGTTTATCGTGGGCATTCGGTGTGGTGGCTGATGGCGCTCGTGTGTTACTCGTCCCAATACGCGCAATGTTCAACGCATTCAAAATGCTGCTGTATCCCCTGAAGCTTGTGGTTTCGGTGTTTTTGAATGTTGCGCAGGGCTTGTTTGCAATGCTAAAGCCAGTCATTAGTCTGGCTGGCGGGGTGTTTAATTTGTGGGTGCAGTTCAAAGCATTCCAATTGCAAATCAAACTCATGCGCACGCTGCTGGACATGCTGCCGCCAAAGGTTAAAGCAGTGGCGACCGCATTGTTCGGCCTCGGGCTGGCGTCTCGTGCAGTCACCGCTGGCCTAAGCAGCATGGGTGCCGCAGGGCGAATGCTCGGCGGAGTGCTATCGTTTCTTGCTACTCCGATTCGCGCACTTTTATCCCCGATGCGAACGCTGGAAGCAGTGTTCAAAAAAACCGGCTCAGTGATTTCCGGGTTCGTATCGTCAGCATTGACGCCGCTCAAAATTGCCCTAAGTGGCCTTGGTGCCGTTGCGGCAGTGGGGGGCATGCTCAAATTGGCTGCCGACGCACAGACATTGCAAATGCAAATGGAGGTCCTTACCAAGGACACAAAGGTTGCCGCTAATCTTATTGCAGACCTCAACGCATTCTCCAATATCGCACCATTTGACAAAATGGACCTCAAGCAAGCCGCGACGCAACTGCTGGCAGCTCGCACGCCAGCAAAGGAAATTGTGGCAGACCTGACTGTGCTGGGTAATATCGCAGCCGGAACTGGATCAAGCATTACAGAACTCACAGATATATTTGCTGGCTTTCGCAATCAGCAGGTTTTGTATAATGGTGATTTGGACCAATTGCAGCGGCGTGGCATTAACGTTTTTGCTCAGTTGCAAAAGAAATTTGGCGATGTTCAAAAGGCTGCATCGGAAGGCCGCGTGACATTTGATGACATGCGACAGGCTCTGTATGAAATGACAACCGGCACTGGCGATTTTGCTGGAATGATTAGCAAACTCAGTGGAAGCCTTGCTGGGCAGTTTTCGGCGTTCAAAAATAATATCACGATTCTCGCCACAGCCATTGGCACAGAGTTGCTGCCATACGCAGAAAAAATGCTGGAATGGGCAAATGGCTTGTTTCGGGCATTTCAGCAATTGCAGGATAAGACAGGTTTCATCAAGGAGCTACTCGTAACGGGATGGGACGTGGTTACTCTGACGATCGTGGAAAAATGGGACGAGATGCTTAATGAAATGATCCGCCTGACATATCAAAAGGGCGGAAAAATTGGCAAGTTCATGATGAATTTCACCAGCCCCGTCGGCGCCGCGATTGAGGCTGGAAAGATGATCATGCAGGGTGCCAACGCGTTGGGACCGGGGCAGCCACGGGCTAATGCGGCAGCAGATGCGCAAGCAAAATTTAACAAACTACTGGAGCAGTTGGCGCCAAAACCACAGCCGAAGCCCCCAGAGCCACAACTGCCAATTCCGCAAGCAAACGCCGGGCAGGCTGGGCTCGTCGTCGCAAATGCAATCGGCGACATGATCGCAGATATGAAAGGAAACGCTGCGCCGGTTATGGCGGGTGTTAATCAAATGCTGGCCAATGCTCAACTCAAGGGATTCTTTGCGCTAAATGCGATATCATCAATGTTTGGTGGTAAAGCAACAGACGGAGAACAAAAACAGCAAGCCAGACACACGGCAACGGCTCTTCAGCGTGGCAGCGCCGAAGCCTATTCTGCAATTGTGCAGGCTATGAGCGGCGCCAAAGATCCGGTGGTCAAAGCAGTTGACAAGCAAACAAAAGCGTTGGGGGAGCCGCTGAAGCAAATGGCGGGTGTGCTAATCAAAGCAAAGCCGCTGGAAGTGATCGGCAATCTATTTGGGGGTGAATGATGGCTGTAACATATTTGGGCGAAGATGCTGCCGGTCGATCAGCACAAAACAATAAAGGCACACGCACTTACACGCGAGTTTTCAAACTTGAAACATCCAGCGAATCAGACGACGCCTATGACGTTGGCAGCCATGCAAGCCTCCCAGTAATTGGCAACACACATCCCGGAGACGCTGGCGCATGGTGTATCAGCCTCCGCGTTGAAAACAACAATCCATGGAAGGGCTGGCAGGTCACAGCCGAATACAGCACAGAGCGTGAACTGAACACCAACCCCACAAGTGATCCCGCAAGAATCACGTGGGAAACGGAGCAATTCCAGCGCCCGGCAATTCAAGATCGCGACGGCAACGCGATCACGACATCGGCGGGCGAATTATTTGCGACCCCGGCACAAATGGACGACTCCCGCCGCGTCGTGACTGTCAGCAAAAATCTGGCAGTGGTGCCGACGTGGATTCTTGACTATCAAGACGCGATCAATTCTGACACCTTCACCGTCGATGGTGTTTCGATTGCGGTTGGCAAAGCCAAAATGCAGCGCGTAAGCGTTGGGGCTGAGGAGGAGCGAAACGGCACTGTGTTCCGCGTCGTGACGTTCCAGATGCACCTGCAGCGAGACGGATGGGCGCTCAGTCTGCTGGACGCTGGCTGGATTGTCAAAAATGCTACCGATCCGACGAAACGAGAACGAGCGGTCGTTGATGACGGCACCGATCCATCTGTTGGTATTTTGCTTGACGGAAATGGCAGGCCGCTGCAAAATCCATCACCATCAACAGCCGTTTTCCGATCGTTCAACATCTACAAGCAACGTGCCTTTTCCAGTCTGCCACTGACATGAGCGGCTATTTAATAGGCTCCGAAGCTCTTGCGATTATCCGCCGCGTCTGCCGCGACTATCTGGCGCAATACAAAAACGCCGGAGGTATTCAGCGGATAAATCCGTTTGGCCAACGCAACCGCCAAGCATACCTCCTCGAAGACCTCTATGCAGCCGAGGACACACTTGCCGACCCATCAACCGCCCGTGCTCGCCTGTTACGCAAAAACGCAGCCGGCAATCTGGAACTGACGAACACCGAAGTGACCGTCTACAACCGATTCCAGAACATCTCAATCGACGCGGACACCTATATCAAAATCGAATGGATAGATGGCGAATGGCAACCGTACGCTTCCGACTGTGCGCCAGACTCACAGAGCATCTCATCGGCAGGCAGTGACCCGAGTATTCCACCCGCGTCGGATTCTGTTGGCGTCGATCCAGGGAGCGTGTAATGTTCGTCGGCTGCGGCTGCAACTGCTGGGATAAAGAGCAATCCAGCACCTTCCGCGTATCGTCGGGGATCGACAGCGGCAGCCTGCAAAGTTTTGGTTCGTCGATCGCTGATCCTCCGGGGCAATACCCTGGCGTTATTTGTGCTGCCTGCGTTGATGACGTTGCCCCGGCTGCTTATGAGGTCGTTTGGAACTACAACGGCGAACTGAGCAATGATCCTGACATGCCGCGGCCGTGTTGTCAGGTATACAGAGGGCAAAGCACATTTAAACTCTTTGCATCTCGTACCGCCAGTTGCAGTTGGGCGAGTCTTGAACAGCAGGCATCGCAGTACATTCCATTCAACAGCCAGACTGGGCAGACTGGAAACGAATGGCTCTGCAGCACTACACTGTGGTCTGATACTGGCGTTTCGGCGCCTCGCGTCAGCATGAGTTATTTTCAGCCCGTGCCGACGGAAAACAAATTCTATGCCGCTGTAATAATTCACTTCAGCCGCGGGTTCTGGGATACGTTTTTGCAGCAGCCAGCGAGAGCGCCTTTTTGGAGCGGGCACACCGCAAGATACTTCGCTGTCGATAGCAACGGCGATCCGCAGTTGTTTGATCAGGGCTCAATCTTTTGCCTTGTGCCGCGAATATACACACTCCTGAAATCCACTAGCCCTGGCACGCTGGAGCGCGGCCCGATTTGGACATCAACCAACGTTGATGGGCAGGGCGTGCCGTATGGTGCACCGTGTAAGCAAGTGCGCTTTTCTGGATTTGATTTGGGCTTGCCAAATACTCTTGTTGCAACTCCGGTGCCCGCATGAATCCCTGCATTTACCGCGGCAACATCAAAGACGGCCGAGCAGTCTGCACAAACACGAAAGACCTGTGCCACACAGGCACAGTCTCGCTTGAAATCTGCAGCCACTGCCCCTTCATCCGTGAGCCTGATTTCTTCGCCCAAACCGAACGCCTCCTCATCGCACAGCAAACCACTGGCCAATACCGCCCGCAACCCCGCTCCTGTGGCGGCTGCACGTCATTCAAACGCCGCGACTCTGCCGTGCAATTCGTCTGGCCCTACTGGCATGCAGGAGCGTCTGCGGATGAACTCCGTTGGTCGATCCGATCCGTTGAAGCCAACTATGATGGCCCCTGCAAAATCACCATTATCGGCGACCGTCCGCCGTGGTATCGTGGGCATGTGATTGAGCAGGCAAGAGTGGCACCGCAGGGCAACCGCGGGTTTCGTGATATGCTGGCGAAAATGTGGACGATGGCAAGTCACCCGCAAATCGACAGTGATTTTGTCTGGATGATGGACGACGTGTATTTGATCAAGCCCACAACGTGGGACGAGCTTGACGCGCCACGGGCTGTGCGATGGGTAGAGGATAGGCGCAACTCATGGCAACGGCGCAAGTCGAACACCATGTGGCAACTCAGAGTAACGGGCCACACAAATCACGACTTCGCTACACACCTCCCGCACACCGTCGAAAAAAGCAAACTCCGACAGTTGTTCAGCGACTTCCGTTTGCACGAAAATACATATCTCTGGGAGGTACTCTATGGCAACATCTACCGCGGAAAGCCGTGGCACCCGAAGCCATTCTTTGCCCGCATTACAGACCGCATCAGCCCCGAACTATTGACGGCCGCGACCTCTGAGGCGAAAGTATTGAACCACACCGCCGGCGCATGGTGTCCTGCGATCCGTGACTATCTTTCCGCACTGCTGCCCACACCAGCCCGCGGGGAGGTCGAAGACAGCGGATACCAGCCCCAATGGAGGCGAGTGACCAAACTGCAGGCAGGCAGGCAGCGAGTAGTTAAGAGGCGACCAAGGGCAAACGTATGATTCCGCATTTGATCATCATTCAGGCTGTCTACACAGACCACAATCTTTCCGCCCGCAGGCTTGCAATCAGCCAGCACACCTCGAAGCCGTCTTTAGCATATCAGACCCGCAAGCCCACGATTGTCCTGTCACAACATCCCGACGATCCGCACGCACAAGATCGGCTGCAGATGTACGCGGAAACAGGCTGCGAAGTGCGACAGGTTTGGCGCAGCGAGTGGAAATTGTATGGCGAAGACTACGAGCTTCCCGCCGGCCGAAAAGTTGTTTCCAGAATGGACGATGATGACGTGATTGCCGTGGACTTCTGTGAGCGGACATATGCAGCAGGATGCAAAGCCGAAAACGGCACCGCTCTAATCTGGCCGCAGGGGATGACGTATTACGAGCATCAAGCCTACAGTTGGAAATACCCCGGTAATCAGTTTGTCAGCATTGTCACGGCAGAAAATCGCAGCCCGCACGACATGCAACACCACAAGTTTCTAAATTGGCCTTTCGTGGTTGTCTCTCATGAGGTGGGTTGGATCTGGATTCGCCACGGCGACGCACACACACCGACTCTCGAAAAATACCGGCCGCGTCTTTTGAAGAGAATCGACACCAATAGAACGCC